ACTAAAGCGTTCGGGCCTTGATGTCGCAATGCTTTCCAATTATGGTCTTGAGGGAATACCAAGCGTAATCAATACGCCTTATGGCAAAGTGCCACATTACCCAAGAGGATTAGACCAATACTCAAATGACTCTGCACCACAAGACCATAAGCTTTTTATTGGCGAACACAAAAAGCCAAATCTTTTTATCAGCCTTTACGATGTCTGGGTAATGAAGTCAAAACAGTATGACGACTTTCCAATCGCTGCTTGGGTTCCATTGGACCATGTGACTTTGCCACCAGGAGTAGAGAAGTTTCTAACAAAAGAAAATGTAACCCCAGTAGCAATGTCACCTCACGGCGTTAGACAGCTAAAAGCCAAGGGCATTGACTGTGAGTACGCTCCACACGCGATAGACACCAAGACCTACAAGCCAACTTACAAAATAGGCAATCACCCAATCAATGAGTACATGGGCATTACACCTGAAACTTTTGTTGTCGGTGTTGTCGCAGCTAACAAGGCATCAGGTCTAGTACATCGCAAAGCCTATGGTGAGCTAATCCTTGCCTTTAGTATTTTTGCCAAAGATAAGCCTGACGCGGTGTTGTATCTTCACACTGACTCATTCGGTTTATCAGGTGGTTGGAACTTGCTAAACATTCTTGCATCGCTAGGCGTAAAAAAAGAACAAGTAATCTTTCCAAACCCACAAGACTACCGATTCGGTTTAGCTCAGTCAGACCTTGCTGCTCTTTATACAAGGATGGATGTTTTGCTAGCACCTAGCCTTGGTGAAGGCTTTGGCGTTCCATCAGTTGAAGCTCAAGCCTGTGGGACAAGAGTAATTGGCTCTAACTGGGCAGCCACTCCAGACCTAGTAAGCGAAGACTCCTGGCTAACAGAAGGACAGCTAACCTGGGATGCTGGGCAAGACTCTTGGTGGATGACACCTAATGTATCTAGCTTGGTCAATGCCCTTGAGGAATCTTACAAAGCAGAGCGTGGTCCATCACAGGTAGCTATTGACTTTGCTAGTCAGTTTGAAGTTGAAAAAGTATGGACAGAACACTGGCTACCAATTCTTAGGAAACTATTGTGATTGCTTGGGTATCACACCACCTACCGATTGACGGAAAATTAATCGGTGGCGCTGAAATGAGCGATGACACAATGCTCAAAGACCCACCAGTAAAAGTAGATGTCATTACTCCTGACAACTGGGAACAAGCGATGTCCTATGACGAGGTGATAATTACTGGAACAGACCTACTTTCGCCTTACGCTATGAATCAGTTAGCCAAAAAGAAGCCTGTGGTTGCTATCCATCACTTACAGACTCACAGTGCCGAAAGAGCTTTCCTAATCAATTCAGCTAAGGTTTTTATTGCTCAAACACCAAGACACCTAGAGCTAGAGCTAACCTGGACCTCACCAAGTAGAAGTGCTTGGATACTGTCATCGCTTGACACAAGTGAGATGAGCGTAAAGCCTAAAGAAGACTTTGCTTTATGGGCTGCAAGGATGCACCCACAGAAAGGTCCAGTTGAAGCTCAAGCTTGGGCAGACGAACGAGGCATACCGTTAGTTATGATGACTGACAAACCAAGGTCTGAGGTTCTTGAAACCATGAGCAGGGCTAAATACTTTGTTCTGTTGCCAAATGGCTTTGACGGCGAACCAAGGGCAATTATCGAGGCTGTGATTTCAGGCTGTGAGGTACACACCAACGACCTAGCGGGCATTACTTCGGTTCCAAACTGGCGTGACCCAGATACGCTGGCCGAGCTTGTCACTAACGCTAAGGATTTGTTTTGGCAGACAGCTCTCGGCTAACTATCGGTGTTGGCGTAAGCCTTTTTGGTACTGCCTACAACGAGTTTATGCCTCAGTGGTGGGAAGGTGTCAAAAGCCTAAATAGGCAACCAGACGCAATCATTATTTGTCACGATAGCCAGAACAAAGACTATGTTCAATCGCTGATACCTGAGAGCCATAATTCGGTCACACGCACAATCGAGATGGAAGGCGAGTTTGCTGACTTTATGCTTGCTATCCAGTCCAAGCAGACTACCGACTGGATTTCAGTTTGTAATGTTGACGACTACTATCTGCCTGGAGCATTTGATGAAATAGAGCAAGCAGACGCAGAGGGTTGTGACATTTACATTGACAAACTACAAATCAAGCACAATGGCTCAATTATGGAAGGTCGCTGGATACCTGAAAAGCTACCCTACGAGATGACCTGCCCTGGTGCTGCACCTATCAAGCGAGAGCTGTTTGAGCGCACAGGTGGACACACGAAGGGGGCTATCTATGATGACTGGGAGCTTTACATTAGGTGTGTCGCGGCAGGGGCTAAACCCTTTCACGCTTCGACTATTAGAATTGTCCATGACTTAGGTTATGGCAGGGTCACTATGAGTGGCGTTGGTAGGCCAGCATCAAACGACCAAATAGGTTTTGCACACATCGCTAAAGTTAGAGAAGAACTCGGCTTTTAGAGCGTACCTAACAAGCAGTAGAATAGGAACATTATGGCAATTACCAATGGCTACGCTACACTTTCTGATGTAAAAGCAGCACTACGCATAACAGATAACATTGACGACTCAATGCTGGAAACCGCTATTGAGTCTGCCTCTCGAATGATTGACGGCTACACAGCCCGCACCTTTTCTAATGCTGGAACTGCTGTCAGAAACTATGCCGCTACTGATGCCATCAATCTAATTATTGATGACGCTATTTCGGTTTCTCAAGTTGCCTCTACTGATGAGGTTGGCGACACCTATGTAATCTGGGAAGCAAACGACTACCAGCTTGAACCACTAAACAGTCGCTCTGACGGACTTTACATGCCATACACAGGCATTAGGGCTGTCAACACTTACACTTGGCCTGTTGTTGACCAGCAAGCTCTTTGCCGTATTACTGCTGTTTGGGGCTGGGCTTCGGTTCCTATCGCTATCAAGCAGGCAACAATCATTCAATCATCAAGGCTTTTCAAGCGTCTTGACTCACCTTTGGGTGTAGCTGGATTCGGTGACTTAGGCGCTATTCGCGTTGGCCGTTACCTTGACCCAGATGTTGAACAACTAGCCATGCCATTTAGAATTATGAGAAACTTCGGCTAATGAGCATTAGTCAGATTAGGACTGCCCTAGCTACAAACCTTGCCACAATCCCAGGGCTTAGAACAGCGGCTGAAATCCCTGACCTACCCAACCCGCCTATCGCTGTTGTCAGCCTAGATTCGGTCACATACGACCAAGCTTTTGCAAAAGGATTGACCAACTACAATTTCACAGTCACTGTCATTGTCGGTAGGTCTGCTGAAAGAGAGGCTCAGCGCAAGCTTGATGCCTACATCTCACCAGGAACAAATAGTGTCAAAAATGCGATAGAATCAAACAAGACTCTTGGTGGATATGCCTACGACTGCCGAGTCGTGTCTATGAACTCAGTTGGTTCATTGACAATCAGTGATACAACATACCTGGCTGCTGACTTTTCGGTCACAGTCATAGCAAACTAGGAGAAATAAATTGGCAAAATTTTACGCACAAGACTACAAGGTCACAGTTGGAACTGCTGTTCTAAGCACTTCAATCGCATCTGTAACTTTGGACATTACCTCAGATGAGGTTGAAACCACATCTTTCGGTTCAAGCTACCGCTCAAGAATTGGTGGACTAAAGGATGCTTCTGTATCTCTTGACTTCCACCAGGACTTCGGAGCTGGCGCTGTTGACGCTCTACTATTCCCACTTATGGGTGAAATCGTAGCTGTCAAGATTGCACCTACCTCTGGAACAGTAACTGCAACCAACCCTGAGTACCGCTTCAACGCGCTAGTTACCCAGTACCAGCCCTTCGCTGGAGCTGTTGGCGACCTAGCTACCCTTTCGGTCACTTGGCCAGTATCGGGTGAAGTTGTCAGAGGAACTGCACCAGCCGCATAGTTCTGCTAGGCTAGTCGTATGAAACTAAACCTACAAATAAAGTTCACCGACAAACCAGACGAGTCCAAGCTTGTTGTTTGCAACCCATCAGACATGATTAAGTTGGAAACAAAGTTTGACATCTCGATTGCAAGCCTTGAATCAAACATCAAGGTTACTCACTTGCTTTTCCTAGCTTGGGCAAGTGAAACAAGAACTAAAGCGACTACTGCTTCATTTGAAGAATGGGTGGACACCATTGATTCCATCAGTCCAGCAGATGAACAAAAAAAATAGTCGGGCTTGGTGACTCATCAGCTCACTGGTACATTGCAACATTAGCTTGCGAAACTGGGATTAGTCCCAGAGAGCTAATGGAGCTAGACGATAGGATGCTCTGGACAATAGGCAGATATCTTATCTACAAGGCTCAGCACCAAGCACCTCGAATTTGAGAGGGCATCCTTCGGGATGTCCTCTCTTTTTTTGCTTCGGTAGAATAGATAGAGATAGGTGGTCTAAAACATTGAAGCTTTATACAAGTGGGCAAAATACAATCCAGGTAAGCGCCACAGACTACAAATTGGTTATCAGAGAACTAAATAAGATTGACAAAACCCTCTCTTTACAACTGAAAAAAGAATACCGAAAAATCGCTACTGCTGGACAAACTTCGGTCAAAAAAGAAATTCAGACAATGGGTAAAAAGGGTCCTTTTGCTGGTTCGACT